GGACGTTTCGATAGACAGCCCCATTCTTAAACAGAACATTGCATCCCCATACGCGACCAGGATATGAGACGATTCCAAACCAGATACAAGGAACAAATCCTTTCGCTGTCTTGTGTGTGACAGTGGAATCTACAAAAGCATATTGATGTTGCGGAAGATCACCGATGAACGTATATAACATAGTTTATTTGTGGCGGCGAATAATAATAGTTTCTTTGTTCAATCTGTTTTTATATCGTGCGGGTTTGTGGTCAAGACCTCTATCAATTTCGCCGTTGACCTTGGGCCAGTTGAATGCGTTTGATCCTCTTAAGTAATTTATGCTGTTTCTTTTTATACATTTCCAGGGTCATCTTGCTGACTTTTTGCGTGAACACAATGCCCTGTAAATGATCGTACTCATGTTGAAAACATCGAGCCGTCATGCCCTGAAATTCACGTTCCTGCTTCTTGCCCTCACGATCATAATATTCAACCTGAACACTCGTGGGCCTCGTGATCGGTAATTGCAGACCAGGATAAGAGAGACACCATTCCTTCTCACGTTTTTCTTCTGTTCCAAAGCTGATAATTTTGGGGTTGAAGCAAACAATATCAGGAGTCAGGACAAAGAAACAACTCCGAATACCCACCTGTGTAGCTGCTAATCCCAATCCATTGAAATGTTTGAGTGTCATAAACATACGATCCAGAATTTCATCAAAGGCTGCTGGCTTCGAGGAAAAATCAAAAGGAATCGGTGTATACGATAATAGGGGATTACGATAGTCATAGATTGGCAAGGGTGTCAGATTATGTTTGATCGGACCTTCCTCAGTATCAATTGTAAAAGTCTCGGGCACGGGTGGATACATAACTGTCTCGCTCATTGCGTCACCATTTGTGAGAAGGAGTGAAGTTTCTTGAACCGAATTACATGCTGAAACTTGTCTTGCAAAATTTCTCCACGATGCGAAATCACAAATACATTTGATTCCTCCAGAACGCTTAAGAGTTTAAGGAGTTCTTCGGTACCATTGATATCCAGAGACGAGTCAAAGACCTCATCTAAAATCAGCAAATTGATATGACCTGAATTTTTAATTTTAGCAATAGCTCTCCAGGTCAACATCATTGCCATATCGATGCGCTGCTTCTCACCCTCAGAGAATGAGGCATACTGAAATTCATCCCGATAGCGAGATTTGATCGTCTCCTCAAATTCCTGATTCAGTAAGAAATTCACTGAGAAATCAAGCGATTGTAAATACTTATTGATGATGGCATTGATGACGGGAAGATACTGATTGATGATCTGTGTTTTAATCCCACCATCCTTGAGTAAATGATAAGCTAGATCGAGGTAGGCTTGGTTTTCAGTTTGTTGTTTACGTTCCTCTGTAAGTGCCTGTAAGTTCTGCTTGAAGGACTCCAATTCTGCCAACTCTGTGGTGATATTATCATGATGCTGCACGGAGATTGATTGTAGTTTACCCTCAACCGAATCAAGTTGTTTCTGGATGTATTCTTTCTGAATTTGAACTGCACGTAACTGCTCGGTTAATTGCCGATGCTCCTTCTCCTGAGTCTCTAGTGATTGAATCTTAGCAATGGTTGTAGCAATGGCATTCTGAATTTGTGATTCACCTTCTTGAGCCTTATCAATTTTCTGCTGTATGTCAGTGATCGACTGTGCCCGAAAGGCTTCATCCATCGGACGTGTGCAGGTGGGGCAATCATTGTTATCCTTGAAGAAATTAAGCGACTTGATTTGTTTGGTGATCGATCTCTTCAATCTCCCATATATCTCAGTCAATTCGTTCTGATACTTCACCAATTGATTTTTTTCTTTGACTGGTAATGGATTGGCTGTAAGGGTCTTGGTAATCTTTGCAAATTCAGAATATTGCTTCTCTAACAATTCAATGGCCAGAGTCTTTTCTTCGAGGAGTGAATTTGTCAGCGAGTCTCGATTACCTGTAAGAGCCGCTACGTGTTTCTCTTGTAATTTAATTTTGTCTTGTAGAGAGTCTAGCTGCTGCCGATTAGTCGCCAGCGCAGTTTTGACATCCGTTAATCGAAGTTTCACTCGCTCATGAATAGTTGAAAAAATCTGAATGTCCAGCAGGTCTTCAATAACCGCACGACGTTCCAAAGCTGTCAATTGCATAAAAGGGATATAGGATGCTGACCCCAGGCAGACAATCTGCGTGAAGGTTTTAAAGTTCATTTTCAGGATCACCGTTTCGAGATAATCCTGGTAATCACGATTCGCGGCTTCGGGCTCGATCAATTTACCATTCTGAAAGATTTCAAAGATCGCAGGTTTAAGACCACGACGAATGATATACGTATCATTGTCAATTTCGAAGTCGCATTCGACAATACAATTTTTTCCATTGATACTATTGACGAGATTTGGTTTGTTGACCTTGCGAAATGGTCTATTGAATAGCGCAAAACAGATGGAATCAAGTATAGCCGATTTACCAACCCCATTTTCTCCGATAATCAAGGTATGAGAATAACGATGCAGTGGAATCTCAGTAAAGACATTACCAGTGGCGATGAAATTTTTATAGCCCCTTGAGCGAAGTGTAATCATGAATGTAGTTGAATATCTAGTGCTTCCTTGTACAGTTCGCTCATCAGAGACTTGAGCTTGTTCTTTTCTAATTCCATCTTGAGTCCATCAATATACCGATTCATGATTGTCAGGGTATCTTCGGCCTGGTCAATCGATTGTTGAAGTTGATCCGCTGTCAGTTCATCCTGTGCCAGATAATTCTCAACCACCGAGACATCAAACGGATGCTGAGAATAAATGTTATCCAGGACTGTATCAAATAGATGAGGGCTGGGTTTACTCTTAACCACCACCTTGACACAACGATCTTTATACTGCTCCCAATTATACTGCATTACCGATTCTTCTGTCAAGTTTCCGTCATCATAAAAATACTTACTAAACATCAAGTGGGGATTGGGAATAAATTGTATACTCCCTGTGGTGGGAGTGAAGATATGAAATCCTTTCGGATCATCATACTCACCCCAGTTCAATTCATAGGGATTGCCGAGATAATGAATATTACCACGTGAGGCCCGATGATGAAAATGACCTGAGAGAACTCGTGTGTACTGGGAAAATACATCACGGCTTATCCCATCATGACAGACATTCCCGCGATCCATTTCAAATCCACTGATCTGTAGATGCCCCAGGATCGTATCGGTAGGGTATTGTTCAATCAGTTGAAATGATTGCTTCTCGTTCTCCTCACAAATCCAGGGCAGAAACAGCAAGGGTTTTCCATCAATCGTCACAACTTGAGGTGAGTGGTAGATATGAATATTGGAATAGCCCCGACACAAATTTTGTACTGAACTGAAAACATTGGTGTTCTTGAAATAGACATCATGATTGCCGATGATGATATGACACGTAATGCCACGATCCTTTATAGGTTCTAGAAATCGTAATCGAACTTGATTAGCAATGAAATGATTGATAAACTTGCGGCGATCAAACATATCACCAAGATGAACGATAGTCTTGATCTGATGCTGCTCCAAATAGGGGAAAAATATCTCTTCCCAAAACCTGAAAAAGTAATCATTGAATTGCACCGAGTCATTTCGAGCCCCAAAATGCGTATCGGTCACGAGTGCAATCTTCTCAGCCATATTACTCCGTCATGAATTTCTCAAGCCCTTTGATTCTGGGTTTGATATTGTGCTTGGTTTCAAACTCACGAATATACTCCTGTAGATTATCGTAGAGCTTGGCGGGTGATAGTTGATCCTCGTCCTCAGCATCTAAACCTGATTGTTGAAGGGTATAGTATTCAGCCATTTTGTACTTAACATAGAGGTGTTTCTTTTCCCGCAGAATTCTTCGTAGAAACGCATAGTAAATAATTTGAGTAAAATATGCAAAAGGATTGGTAGATTTCTTGGGATTAAAGTTATTCATGTACTGAATACAATTTTCGATAGCATCGCCGATCATTTCTTCTCGAAAAGTGTAGGAGTAGAAATTCTTTTTGCGACTCAATCGTTCTGCTATTTTAATAAAACATTCCCCAATATAATCGGGGATAGCAGGTGGATCAGTATCATGACGTTTGGCTTTGCGGAGAGCTTGTTGATAGGTTTTCAATTCCTTCAATAGTCGCTCATTGGAAACATAATGGGTAGAGGTCATAGCATTCGTGTTACTCCATGTGGTTGGGAAGTAATCTCAAATTTTCTCTGAACTCTGCTGAAAACTCCACGTTCTTCATGAAAAACGAGTCACTATTTTTCTGATAGTAGTCAATGAATTCGGTCTTGGGTGTCATGGTAAATAGAATGTGCGATTTTTGAATCGTGAATTTCGTTTTGTCAGTATCTAGAATTTCTGTAGGAGTCCAGGGCAAAATAGAGACACCCATGAGTCCTTTCATGGTTCGCTGCACCAGAACTTCAAAGGGATGCTCAATAAGATAGTGTGAGTCACAATCTTCCAGGTGGCAAATAATATCTTTACCTGAAAGCAATCGAATCATTTTGATATTGGTGTTCTTGGTCATTTTATGTTCACAGAATACTTGGCGTAAGGAAAGCCTTCAAGATGATAAATGGTAAGTCTCTCGATAAAATGTTGAAACATAAAGTTCTCGTACTTACCCACTCGTAGGTCATCGCAAATATCATAGAGATAAATTGTGTCCTTAGTCTCAGTTCTCCGTAAGCCACGACCAATCGATTGTAACACTCGAATACGAGCCTTGGACGGTGACGCAAAAATCACATGATTCAAATTAGGAATGTTGACACCAATTGAATATGTTCCATATGAGCCCAATACAATTTCCTGGGTGCCATTAGTAATGATCTTTCGAATTTCCTCACGTTCTTCTGCCTCTATGCCGCCATGTATATAATGTAACTTCGCTACTTTCTTCTCTAGAAGATTATACAACACTTGACCATGTTTGTCAATAAATTGAAATAAGATCAAAACATTTCCTTGAAGTGAAGCCGCCAGATTCGCAATAAATTGATTACGGGCCTGATAGCCCACAATGAAATTCATCTCCTCAGCATAGTTGAGTTTCAGACTACGAACTTCTTTTCGGATTGGTTCGGGATATTTGAGGACCAGACATTTAATTTTGAGTTCAGCCAGGGCCTTATGTTCAATCAAGGTTTTAGTGGTTGTGGCTTCATAGACAGGTCCAACCGTACCTTCAAGAATCAATCGGTGTGTTTTTGACCCATCCAGAGTTCCAGTTATGCCAATTCGATAATCAGCCCTAGTGCAGGAGGTCATAATTTTCTGAAGTGATTTTGATTTGAATAGATGAAATTCGTCACCCATCACTACATTGAACTGCTGAAAAAATGTTGCAGGTAGTTGGTAGACATTTTGCCAGGTGGTGAGAATGATCGATTTGTCAGATTGTTTTTCTTTGCCTGCGTACTGACGATGAACATGCTGCTCCACTTCATTCCAGCCATAGGAAGCAAAATCAGTGAATAGCTGCTCCACTAGATTGACAGTGGGTACCAACAACAAAATCTTTTTGGTACTCAGGGACATGAAGTATCGAAGCAGGATATAAATGACCAGTGATTTACCCCC